CCGGTTATAAGCATTAGACATTTTCTTTGGCAAATTACCGTAGATTTTTTGATGTTCCACCTGTACCTCTGCTGGATTCTTAGCAAAGTAAAATGCAAATTCTCGAATGCTTACTTGTACTGCAAATAGCTTAATATTACGCATTTGCAAAACGTCTGATTGGTACATTTTTAAAAATTGGGTGTATTCGTCAGGCTGTAGATGAACTTTTTGTATCAAGCTTGCAGGGCTATTTAATTCAACCTTTTTAGTTAACGTTAGAAAGTAAATCAGGTGGGCCATGTAAGGAACATCATGTGTTACAGCATCATCCAGTAGTTCCTGAACGTTGGTTGTCCCAGTCAATATTAATTAGCTTTCCTGTTTCTTTTTTGTAAAGCACATTTACTGTTCCAGTTGGACCATTCCGTTGTTTGGCAATGATAATTTCCATCACACCTTTTCGTTCACTTTCTTTGTCGTAGTATTCATCACGGTACAAAAAGGCAACTACATCTGCGTCCTGCTCAATACTTCCTGAATCACGTAAATCACTCATCATTGGTCGTTTATCTTGTCTTTGCTCTACGCCTCGCGATAATTGGCTTAGACATACTACTGGACAGTTAAACTCTCTTGCCATATTTTTTAAATCTGCACTTATTTGCCCAACAATTTGTGTTTGTGTACGCCCTGCTTTTTCTTCGCCTCTTATGATTTGTAGATAGTCAATTAAAATAACTGGCTTTAGATTTGGCTTTTCTTTTATCCATTTTCGAGCCTGGGCTTTTATTTGTGCTGTTGTAAGCCCTGGTCTATCATCAATCTCCATATTTGTTTGGCTTAGTTCAGTGATAGTGGGTAGCCACTTCGCTTTTTGAGCTTCACTAAAGTATTTATATGGGTTCCTTATTGAGTTTCGATTAAAATTTCCTAAAGTGGCTATTAATCGTGTTGTTAATGCTTTTTTAGGCATTTCTAGTGAGAAAACACAAGGAAAATAGCCAGCTAAACCGACATTGATTGCGATATTATCAAAAACATCTGTTTTACCCATTGATGGCCTAGCTGCAATTATTGTTAACTCCCCATCTTGCAAGCCATTTGTCATAAGATCATAATCATTGATGCCTGTAAAAACTCCATTTGGCTCAGTGGGTAGT